ATTAATAGGAATCATACTCACGTAGGCCCCTGGTTGGCTTATGGATAGCTCCAGGGTTATATAAAGAAAGAAAAGAAAAGGTAGAAAGTTTTGTTTTGAGTTTTGTAAATGTAGTAGTGTTTGCTAGGTTATTGTAAATGTAATTTGGGAACATAAGGGGGCAAATTGACGTTTAGAGCGCCAGTTGAACGGACAGCATTTCTAACGGTATTCACGGCAGTGGCTACATTTTGGACTGTAGTGATACCGGTCGCTAGAAAGTCTGCGCACCGACCAATGAAAGAGGCTTCATTAGCTTCTGGAGACAAAGAATTTGGGAGTGAAGCACTGGCCACAGTGGCACCAGCGGAGAGACCGAGAGGGTCGGTCTCAGTCAACGTGGTACCACGAATGGTTTTTCCGGCAAATTCATGAACTCCATAAACCTGGTAAGCAAAAGGGGCTCCGGGGGTAGCACCGTTAATAACGATGCCCATGTAAAAACGAGAAGCTGAGGAGCCAGGGCCAGGAAAGGGTGAAGCAGTGATGGTAATGAGGTCGTAATCGGTGTTGTTGGCGGGAGCGTAATAAACATTGACCCAATCATTAGTGATAGGGATTATTTTGGCGCGCTCTTGGCCGCCAATGAAATCACCGGACTGGTTAGCAAGAGTCCAGTGGTTGGGGTCGTGGAAAGCGGTGTAGGTGCCACCCATATTCAAGGCGGTACCAATGTAACGGATGCGAAGGACTAGCCCAACTACGCGCATCTCAGACTCTCCCCCTTGGGAATCGTCTAAACTTGAGATAGAATAGTTGGAATTAGAATAGACCCCTTGCACATCTGCGCCGTTAATAATGTCTGGACCACCAGCGTAGCCCGCAATAGTGTGGTAGACACTAAAAACGTCATTTGTTCCGAAGTTAAGTGGGTCAACAATAATCCAGCCAAAATTGTTCGCACCTCCTCCAGAATGGACTGTACCCCTCGCGAAGCAACGTTGCTTAAATGTGTTAAGCGGTAAAGAGCCAGGGACACATCCCATGGGGCCGGTGATAGGATTAGCCAGGGTTGCCCAATATTTTCGGGCGCAGTCAGAAACGCTGACTGCTCTTCTATTAGACACCTGATTAACATTCTGGCCTGGGACGCCGCTAGGGTTCTGACGTCCTCTAGCGCGAGCTTTTCTACGTTTGGCATTGTTGGAGTTGGCATTCCTGGGGTTTTGGTTAGGATTGGATTTGGGATTGAGTTGTCGAGTTTGTGCAGTTTTCCTGCGTTGATTTGAGTTGTTCATAAAGTAATTAGAATGAAGTATAAGAGATTTTATAATTGATTCGAACGGCCCCCAAGCGGGCCGATGGTAACTCATTTAGGGGGGGGGCGTTTATCGGAATTGATCTTATTCCCGCGCCGGTTACCTTTATTTTGATTGGTATTTTTCCCTTTGTTTTTATTAGAAGCAAGGGGTTTATTATTGTGAGATCTATCTCTACGCTGCTGTTTGGGATAAGCAGGTGTTTCGAGAGTGTCTACACGTGGAGCTGGGGCTACAGGAGTGGTAATCGCGGGTATTACGATTTCCTCCTCCTTGCCATCAGCAAGCGTGATAACTCCATTAATAACTACGTCGTGGGGCGGTGGTGCCTGTGGCTTGGCCACGACAAATAGCGGAGGAGCAAGACACTGCTCTATCGTTTCTAATTTGGCGACCCATGCGGTCGCGGCCTCTAAATCAAAGTCGGGCAAGACTCGTTGAACGTACTCAACCATCCAGCCATTGGTATCTTGGTTGGGAAATTGGACATCAAGATCATATCTACTGAAGTAACTGGCTATACGTTTATCTAATGTTGTAGGGTCTACCGTATCGAGATCAACACCTGCCAGTGTCAGAACTTTAATGCAGAACTGACCCAAGAAGGGGGTGTCATGGTCCGTCAGATAGAACGCCAAACATTTTTGTATCAACTTCTCTCTAGAAGAGAAATTGTTGATGATAACAGTAGTATGGAACTTAGCCAGCTGTCTTGGTAAATCACAACAAGAATTAGGATCGGAACGCCAGATAAAAGGTCCATATTGCCTAGCGAGAAACTCAACGCCAATGCCACCGCGAAGGATGACATTGGATTTGACAAGTTGGCCGACTGCTCGAGCGGCTCTCGCAAGATTCTTGGGACTTATATCAGCGGTGAGTGCGTCGTCGCCACCATAAATGCCCAAATTTGCGAAGGCAGCATCTGCAGGATAACATTCACCATCGGTTTCATCCTTGAGACGCATAGCATAATAACTTATAAATGCGTTGGTCAATGTGTTGAGAACCGACGTTTCAGGTGATCCTGAGGCACGGGCTGTGCCTGAGTCGTACATTATGCCATTCGTCGTGGTAGCAACGAGATTAAACTGTGACTCGTGCAAATCGATAATCTGATCGCGATAAACGGTGTTAAAAGCAAGGAGCAATGCTTTACGCTCTAAAAGCCTTAAAGCGGGAGAAACTCGACCATCATACCTGCTAAGGTCACTGGTATCAACAAAACGTTCGGCACCTGCGCAAATGTCGGCGACACGTAATGAAATGTCGCGAGGACTATTGCCAAAGGCGTACCAAGGGAAAGTTTTGAGATATGTGGCTAGTGAATACATAAAAGCTGAGTAGTCGAGTTTGTCGACACCGTTGATTTGGGATATGGCACGTGGGGCTTTGATCTCACTGTATGATTCTTTCTTCATAAAAACAGAAAGACAGCGTTTGGCCCAGGGCATCACAGAAGCATCATCTAAGATGTGGCGTTGAGTTGGGGAATCCTGTTTTTCGTAGACTTGATCTTGGTCAGCAGGCACCAGCGCGTGGGCAATGGGAAAAACTTGACCCAGAAACTCATCCATGCATTCCAACATATAAGGGGTTGGCTGAGCCGCACTCTTAACAGCAGCTATGCGGTCATTAACTATGACGGCATCATTGGATGGTGTACTGTCTGGAGCGAAACAGTTTAAAGATATTGGGTTCATAAAAGGCTGAACAGAAGCCTTTGCGCTGGGGTCATATTTTGATGGGTTGAATTGATATCTGTTGACAGATAATTCTATAGGGTAGACTTGATCAGGCTGGTTCTGGGCTCCCCGCCTGTGGTATTCTAGCAGTGCAACTATAGCCATCTTGGTGTCACCTGTCATGCGCTCAGTGGGGTCACCCAAATAGGTGGCGACTTGGGCAGAACTCAACGTAGATTTGTTGAGGCGAGACAAAGCAGCTAAAGCTGTGTCAGTTGCAACGGGTATAGTGGCACAATGGTATTCACCCACACGGCCAGTGGACCGCATGTGCGAGTGGTTGCCAAAATTGCGAACGACATCAAGTCTTAAAAAATCACCATCAGCGACGACCAATCGCTGGAGATTATTACTAGACAAGGCCCAGCTCATGAAGCCAAAAACCCCATTCCAGGTGGTGATAGGAATGAGACACACTACATAGCGATGGATGGCTATGCGGCGGAGCTGGACGGAGTACGTGACGGCAGTGGGCCTATGGAACAAATAATCAAAAAATGAACTAGAATGAACTTGAATTATATCATTTTTATAGTTCCATAGCTGGTGAACATAATGAGTGCCGGATGTGCCATACTGATGCAAGTAATTGTCTCTGTCGAATGTGAACGACACTTCAGGGCCGGGATGCGCAACGGCCTCTGGTATTAAGGTATAAAGTAAAGTCGGTTGTGGATGTTTAAGTAATTGTAAATTCATGTCCATATAAAAATCAACGTCGACAAGAAACAAGAGGTCAGAAGGGTTGGGTTGGCATATTTCGGCACGGGCTTGAGTATCTTTAGCCCAATAATAGTGACGATCGCCATCATAACCTTGACGTTGGTCCTTGGAGGATTTTTGAACGATGAACGGTTTTATTCCCAGCCAATCGCAATACGAGTCTGCAAAGAGTTTTGCAGAGCTGCGATCTCCAGCAGATATCGGATGACTATGGATATCAATGTTGGGTCGGGCGGGGAGGATAGAAGAAATGAAAGTTTCTTTATATTGAAGGTATCCGGGAAATCGGATAGCAGTTGCGTCCAAAGCGAGTGAAATTAAACATCGAGGACTTGTGCCGAAATGTCTAGCGAGTAATACGCTAGAGACGGCAAATGTTCCTAACAACGGGTGCTTAGCACATAGGCTAAAAGCAGCTCCAACGACTGCGCCAGCGCTAGTTATAAGCGTCCTGGTGAATCGTAAAATTTCCATGTTAGGTTTATCTTTATAGTGGAATTAGACTATTAGGATAAAAGAGTAAGAGTTTTAAAGGGTTGTAATAAACGGGATTTAAGAACTTCTGAGAGGGGTGACCGACGGGTCCGAAGTCACTTGCGTTACCGCTAATCTCAC